CATTACTCCTGTTTGTTACGATGGATGTTTTAGCATGATGATGATTACCGTTTTTCCAGCATCGCCCTCGTCACCAGAACAATCCCTTCCGGCGAACGATAAAAACGGCGGCTGTCTTCATCCGCGTTCTCGCCGACAACCGTGCCCTCCGGGAGTTGGCACGCGCGGGCGAACAACAGGTCGTTCATCGGGCATAGCCCGCTCAATCCACACGCCGGGGATACACACCCCATTACCGTCACGCGGAATGGCGTCTAGCTCTTCACGCATTGCCGCTTTACGTGGGCCGTATGCATTACGGATACGTTCGTACCAGGTCTTTTTCCCTGCGACCGTCGCTTGTTCTCCTTTCATCACGCAGACGCGTTCATAGAGTCCGTTGCCGACAGCATCATCGAATGTCACCGTAAATACTGCTGCATCATCACCGTATCGGCCCTCTTCGATATCCTTGTGGAACTGGTAGAACGGGTTGTTTTTTCCATTCTCAGAACTGATCACCACAATTTTTCCGCCCCAGATCAGCAGAGCGGTGGCGGCATCAAGCACGCCCTGAACATCCGGGTGGAATGCCGCCTCATCGATAATCACAACCCCCTGCAAACCACGAATATTTGCAGGACGAGAAGACAGAGCCGTAACCTGGAAACCACTGGCGAACCGAACACGGTACGCTGTTATCTGGCGGGTATTTCCTTGTTCGTCCTGATCTTCAAATAAAAACTCTTCGATACTTGAAATCGCCTGTGCTTGCTGCTGGGCAATGACTCGACCAAATTTCGCCACATAGCCAATGAACTCCAACCCTTTCTCTTTGGTGTCCCCAATGTAGTAAACGTTGTTACCACCGGCTGATTTTCTGGCACCAGCTATCAGAGTGGAATTCAGCCCCCAGGCGAACGTGATCCCCGTTCGCCGACCTTTAGGGATAGCGAGAATAGAAACATCCAGCTTCAGGCATTCAATCTGGTGCGCCATTAGCACACCGTCGGCCAACGGGTTGAACGCAAATGGTATATCACGGGCGCGAGCGGGCAGTTCATCCCATTCGACAACACGTACCGTTGACGCTAACGGTTTCATCGCCTGTGGCTGGCTCATCATTTAATCCCCAGCACGCGTTCGCGCCAGAACTGCACCTGCTCTTCACTTAATCCTTGCGCACTGGCGACATGTTCAAGATTCTCTTGCTGCTCTTGCAATAAGCGCTCACGCGCGGTGCGTTCAATCTCCTTACGCTCGTCGAGAGAGGCTTTTCGCGCCTGTAATACGTCTTTAGCGGCACGAGCAAGATGGCGAACGGTATCGATATCGGGATTTTCTTCGGCCTGAGCTGCAAAGGTCGCATGGGTAGTGAGCGTCGTGACAGCCTGCACCATCAGCGCACCGGCTTTCTCGTCCGGGTTTTCGCCCAGTTCACTGACCAGCAGCCGTGCCATCTGGTCTTGTTCACGCATACGGGACACGACTTGCTCAAATGACTGTTTATAGCGGCCTAGTGCGCTACGTGAAGGGGTGTCGTCTGCGTTGGGGAAATGCTGGCGAATGTCAGCGATCAACTCATCGAGCGTCAGGGCATCTTCTCGCAGTCGCCGTTCGATGTGTGAACGGACATCATTTGGTAACTTGTGAATTGTGGATTTACGGCCCATAACATCATCCCCCCGCGCCGGGGCGTTTTACACCGGGGATAATCGCACGGCCAGCTGCTGCATCTGCGCCACGTTCTGTCAGCCTGGCGACTAATACAGTCTCGATATCGTCAACGGTGACGAGCCCTTGTTCTTCAAGCCAACGCAATTCAGATTTGACCTGGTCGCGGCTGGGTGCATGGCCATAACGGGTTAACGCGGAGTAAATCACAGAGCTATTGCTGCTGTAGCTGGGCATTTCAGACAAAAAACGCAAAATGACCAGACGCTGATCCTCGCGTAAAAAATTGGCAAAATTATTACTCACCATGCCCTCGCTTATTTGTTCTGAAGTAGATAGTCATTGATAGTTTCGGTACGACGTGAAATAGCCGTTATTTGCTCAGCCAATCCTTTCAAACTGGCTTCTGTACGGCTCAGATTGCTGATCAAGTCGGTGATTTGTGCCTGCGTGGGAACTTGCTTCACCTGCGCTTCCAGCGTCGTGATGCGGGTGCGCAGCTCCAGCAATTCCTGTTGACTCGCTGACTGGCGACCTATTAGCCAGGTATAGACACCGACAACGGCCATCAAAGCCCATTGCAGAAACTGCCAGTTGAAGCTCAGATCATTTATTCCCACAGTCGCCTCCCTGGGCGCATTTGATAACGTCAAACAATCGGCCAGCACAGATCCCGTACTGGTCATAAAGCTGTTTTTGCGCAATGGCCATGTCGTCCATGCTGTTACTGGCCGCTGCCACCGGACGCTCGCACGGCACTGCCAGACTCGCGGGTAATACCGGTTGTGGCTGCGGTTGCGGCGCGTTCGCGTGCGGCGGCGATCTGCTGCATGACGTCAGCGTCAAACATGCACCGAACACGGCTGTTAGCTGTCTTTTTGAGAGCGGCACGGATGGCCTCCGTTGATTGTTCGTCCGCTGCCTGGCGGGCGTTGATTTGTTGTGCCAGTTGCTGACTGGCGAGATTAGCGTTGGCGGTGAGTTCGCGAGTACCCGCGATGAAATCGTTTAGTGCGCCAGCGGCCTGCTGGGTTTCGGCGCGGGATTGCGTCAGTTGAGTATCTGCCACGCCGCGCTCGTAACCGCTGCTGTGAATTGCCCACACTGTCCCTGCAATCAGCACCGCCCATATCAGATATCGGGCAAAAACTTTTAGAAGATCAGTCATCGCACACTCCCAGGCCCCAGCCTGCATCCACGTACAGCGGTTGCCAGCGATGAATAATGCGGTCAGGGTAGCCGCGATTTTCGCGGAAATTTGCAGCAGAACGCCCGGCATTGACCCGCTCGACCTGATCCCAATAACGGGAATTGTCCAGCCCGCCAGTCGCTGCGAGTTTACGGTCACGCTGTACCCATCCCAGCCCACCGTTGTAGGCCGATAGCGTAAAAGCCATCCGATCACAGTCGCTGGCTGTGGCGCTAACACGCTGCCAGTGCCAGAGGTTGTAACGCACCAGTGCCCGCATTGCCCACGCCGGGTTATACGGCTGATTAGCTCCCAGCTCGGTAGGATAAATCCCGGCAATCCATTTCGACGTGGCAGGCATAAACTGCGCCAATCCAACGGCTCCAACAGGAGAGCGTGCGTTGGTTTTCCACGTTGATTCCTGATGAATTTGCGCCGCGAACGTAGCCACTGGCGCATCGAGACCCCAGACAGTACGGGCATTGCGCGTTAATTCGCTCTGGTAGCGGCGGGCATCGGTTGGGATATCCGCCAAAACAGGAGTGGTGTGGCACGCACTCAGCAGCAGTGATAGCAGGATTAGCGAACGCATCATCACAGCCCCAGCGTCACGCCCAGCACAACAGCTAGAACAATCAGCGCTCGTCGCAGCAGAACGGCGGCAAATACATGCTCGTAACCCGTCGCAATCGGGTATTCCGGTTCATTACGGCCACCGACACCAGGCACGGGTTTACCCTGTGTCTTTTTCCAGTCATCAATCAGATAACTTCCGGGGCTGGCATAAGGGAACAAGGCACGGTCGAGGTGATAACCCAGCACCACAGCGACCGAGACCAGCGACAATTTATAAACGGTGACGCTGAGTTGGGCGGGTGAAACCAGCGCAATAACGATAAGTAACAAGATGGATAGGAGGATCCAGCTACGCAGACGATTTGGAAAAATTTTATTAATGATGAACATGATGAGATTCCCTGGTGTTGAAAGAAATTACAACAAACAGGGACATTGTGATCGGGTACGGGCGGGATGTAATTTGCCCTCGGACAGATTATTTGATTGGCGTTGGCAACCAGAATGGGCGGCGTAGAAAGAGCGACCCGTCCAGTGCGGTAACACTAGGCAGGCCGTCAACCCACAGAAACCCCTGTGAGCTAACCGAGGCTCAGTCCGTCTCGAGACAGATTGAGCTTAACGTATTTTCACTATGTGAAAAAGGCTTACAATATATGAAAAGGAAACATATCCCATTTATCCCGTGGATCGGTGGGAAACGACGTCTGGCCAAACAGATTTTGCCGTTATTCCCTGCCCATACGTGTTACGTCGAGCCATTCTGCGGAGCAGCTGCACTGTTCTTTATGAAACCTCCGGCTAAATCCGAGGTGCTGAATGATATCAACGGTGAACTGGTCAATCTGTATCGCGTGATTCAGAGTCATTTAGATGAATTTATCCGGCAGTTCAAATGGTCGCTCGTTAGCCGTGAAATGTACCGCTGGCTGCAAGCTATGCCGACGGAAACATTGACAGATATTCAGCGTGCCGCACGGTTTTACTATCTGCAAAAACAGGCGTTTGGTGGAAAGTTAGAATCTCAGACATTTGGCACGTCAACGACCACCGCGCCAGGTCTCAATCGGCTCCGCATTGAAGATGAGCTGTCTCTGGCACACTTGAGATTGGCACGCGTGACCGTTGAGCATCTGGACTGGGTGAAATGCATCGAAAAATATGACCGACCTCATACGCTATTTTATTGTGACTGTAGTGGTCAACTAAAACTGGCCACGGGTTTAGAGTTTTTCCAGAATCGATTTTCCGATTCGTTTGGGGGTAATCCACCGTTATAG